CACTGAAATCCGGATGGCCCTCAATTGGGAATTCCCCAGCGGAATTCGAGAGTTCATAGAGCGGCTCGCTGTCATTTCCGTCGATCCCGAAGAATTCCGCCTCGATCAACACGAATGCGCCGTGCGTTCGCATGGAGTATTTATCCATTTCCAGGTAAGAAAAGTAGGGATGCGCTTGGAATGGCCCCGGAATGGATGCCTTGTAGTCTTCCGGGGTGGTCATCCACACACAGCTCCCGTGAAACATACCAAAGCGATCCTGCGTCACATCGTAAGCGCGATGCAGCCAGGCGTTCCCATCGCTGCCGAATTTATATTGAATATCACTCATTACATTGGCCCCCTGTCATCTAGGATTTCGCCAAGTTTCTTGTTTGTCTCTTTTTGGGCGGCGACCATGCGATCGCGGGCACGCTGGGCGGGATCGCTCCCCGAGGCGTGCCCACCAAGTCCAAGTCGCTGGAACTGATCAGCTACGACCTGCGAGCCCTTGCCTTGCTCTTCGGCACCCACTCGCGCGGACATTTGGCGCTCCGCCATTGCCTGAGCCTCTTCAGCGCCCATGCCCCCTTGGGTGATGTTGGCTTGCACTAGCTTGCGTAGCGCCTCGCCGTCCTCGATCGCCCGCGCCTGCTTCGGGCGCCCACCGATACGCGCCTCATTGGCTGCGATGTCGAGTGCCTGGTCGCGGCGGAATGTGTCTTGGCGGGTCTTCTTATCCGTCTCCGTCGTGGAGTATTCTGCCTCAGCGCGGAGCTTGGCCTCACTCGAAGTCATGTCAGTCGAGGATTGGAGTGCGCGAATACGTTGCTGGATGAAGAGCTGCTTCTCGGCGTCTTCGCGGATCGTTCGCATCGCGTCGGCTTCGTCCCACCTCCCTTTTGCGATGGCCTCGGCGGCACGGGCGGACAGGTTGGAGATTTGCAGTTTCCGATCAGCATCACCGCTCGCTTCGCCGCTGGACTTGTCAGCACTCGCCTGCTGCTGGGCGAGGCTTTCTTTTTCGGTCTCTAGGGAGTTGAGATTGCCAAGGTCGTTGTTCGCCTTGATGTCAGCATCAGTCCAGACCGACTCGCTGGTTTCGTCGAGTCGCTTGTTTTGCTTTTCCTTTATGAGCGCAATTTCCTTCTTGAGTATTTGCATTCGGGCATCAGCGGCGACTGCGGCTTTAATTTCCTCCTGAGTGGCCGCCTTCTTGACCTTCCCGTTGAGGACATTGCTCTCAACATAGTCTTTCTCTACATCAAGTTTTCCCTGTGCCGCCTTTAACTCGTTTGCGAGGACAGTGTCTTTGTCTTCTTCTGCCTGATCGCCGTCGCGCTTGTTGATGGCGGCAGCGATGCGCTCTTCCAGCTCCTTTCTTCGCTGCGCAATTAGAAATGCCTTCTCTTCGCCGGTGCCGCGTTGCATAGCTCCCTGGAAAACGACATCCGCAATCTGCTGTTCCAGCTTAATTTGCCGCGTTTTATCCGCGCGCTTACGCTCGTCGGGCTTGCGGTCTTCGGCCTTATTTTCTTCGAGCGCCTTCTTAGCCTTCTCAACTCCGGTTTCGGCTTGCTTGATCCCATCCTTGTTGCCCCGCCAATTATCCTTATCCTTCTTCTTCGCTTCGGCTAGGTCGCGATATGCTTTAGTCAATGCGGCGATCAGTGTGGTTTCGTTCTTCTGTTGATCCTGCAATGTCTTCGCGGCCGCCGCCATCTTCACTGCCTCGTCGCGGGAGTCACGCTGAGCCGCTCGTAGCTCTTTGAGATACTGAGTCTGTTGCTGGGTGGAGCGATTCCAGAGATACCAAGTGGCGAGTAAGAGCCCCACGCCAGCGGAGGCGGCGCCAAGGGTTGTGGCGAGCACTGCAAACGCTGCTGTGAAGGCTGATCCGACTAATCCGACCACGCCGCCGAGTAGTTTAAGGACGCCTTGTAGCGCCCTACCGCCGAGCGAAGCACCAATCATCGCCTTCCCGGCCTTGTTCGTGCGTAGGATGGTCGAGGCTTTAGCGCTGTTTAGCGCAGCGAGGCTCAGCGCTCGCTTCTTATCCGCAACCGTCGCGGCAGTCTTGGCGAATGCTTCTAGTCGAGTCGCGCGGGCGCTTAAAATACTCGCACTGGTGGCAGCCTTGGATGCCTTTACGAAATTAAAGTTGTAGCGGGCGGCGAGTTTAAGGGCGGACTTGAGCGATCCGAGGTTGCCAATTAACCCTGAGATCCCGCGAAAGGTGACGGCAGCTTGCGCGAAGAGTGCGGCAGTTCCAAAGAGGATGAAGGCGTGCATCGCGGTCGTCGTGGCGGCGGCGACCGCCTCCATTGCGGCCTTGTTCTGCTTGATCTTATTGGAGAGATCGCCAAGGACGGACAGCTTGCGAAGATGCTCACCTAGCTCTGCGATGACGGGCGTGAACGCTTCAGTCACAACGATCGCGGCCTTGATTCCATCCTTCTCACGCTCTAGGAAGTTATTGCCAAATCCGCGTGCCATCGCATCCCGCGCGTCGGCCAGTGTGGAAGTGAGGCCGGTTGCGGTCTGAGAGAGCGACTTCATGCCGCCCTCGTTGCGCCTAAGCTCCTTTTCAACGAGCGCCCATGTGCTACGAGCGCTTGCTCCCGCAGTTGTGAGCTGTTCGATCTCACGGCGAACTGAACCTGACACGACGCCCATTTCCTGCAAGCGCATCATCGCCTCACCCGTCGGGCCGCCGCTATCCATCGCGTCTTTTAATCGGCCGACCCAGAATGCGACCTCTTCAAGTGGGCGACCAGCCACGGCGGCGGCGTCTCCGATCATACGGAGCCCCGCTGAAGTGGAGAGCGCCCCGTTTGTCATGATCTCAAGCAAGCGCGATGCTTCCGCAATGCCTTTAATTGAGAATGGAGTGGAAGCGGCAAATTGAAACAGCTCAGCTAGCCGATTTTTCGCAGCCTGAATGCCGCCGAGTAGCGGCTTGAATTGAGTGATGAGATTTTCCATCCCCTTCGCTTCTTTCAGCCCGTCGGCCATGAGCCGCGTTTGCCCAACGACCATTTTTAAGGCAAATCCGATGCCGAGCACCACGCCTGAGATCAGGCCGAGTGGGCCGAGCACACGAGAGATCAGCACGCCACGCAGTCCGCCCCACGCCGCCTGAGAGGCCGTGCCACCAGCCGCGAGGATGATGCCAGGTTCAGCCAGATCGCCCGCTAGATCGCCGAGGCTATTCTTGAATGCGGCGGCACCTACCAGCTTTGGTTTAACGGACGCCTCGATCGGCACTTTTTTCGGTGTATTAGATTCATCCATATCAGTCGTCTAAGGTCAAATCTGGGATCATCGAGACGAGGGAACGTAGGAGCATCTTGCGCTTCCCGCCCTTGGCTGATTGCCACTGCTCGACGGCATTAAAACAGGACTTCGCTATGAGCTTTTCCTCCCTCAGCGCGCGCGCTGGAGTGAGCGCATCCCCGCCCGCCTTGATGGCTCCACAGAGCGCGGCCATTTCCACTCGCAATAAATCGAGCTTCGCCAGTGCTTCGGGCGGCTCGGGTTGAATAAAGTCAAGGTCATCGCCGTTATGCACGCCACGGGCTGCCTTCATCCATTCCCCTCGGCCAACGGGGTAGTTCCACGCCTCTGCCTCCGACTTGCCCAATAGCATCAGAGCCGAGACCCCAGAGAGTGCATTGGGCATTTGTCCGCGAGCGATACCTGCCTCTCCGGAGATCCAGAACTCAGGGCGCTGTGTGTGGAATTGAATATACTCCGCAAACTTGAGCGCATCTGGGTGGAGTGTGCGAAAGCGCCATACCGTAAGGCGACTGAGCCAACGCGGGCACGGCTTGGCAGTATGGGGGTAGCGGGTGCGGCAAATTCGCACGGCATTATCCAATGCGCGCGCTAGGATCGGAGTGTCATCGAGCCCCACGCAATTAACAAACGGGGAATCACATGCCTCTAATTGCAAGAGGTGCCAATACGAAAAAGGCCGGAGTGACCGGCCTAGTATCGTGAATCGCCCCCCTAGAATAGAGTCGCTGAAGCGGGTGTTTTGCACATCCGTTTAGCCCGAAATTCCTTCGTAGCCCTTGGCAGTGATTGAGACCTTTTTCCAGTCGCGCTCGCCCCAAGACGTCTCAACGCCAGTGATGAACATTGTATTGCCATCAATATCAAAGTTCGTGCCTACCTCTGGCGGATCGCCTAAGACCTTCCCGCTTACGGTGACTTCGAACTGCAAGCCGCCAATTGCGTAGGCTGCGACCAGCCCGAGGTTATTCGTGCCTTCTTCGTCGATTTGGACGGAAGACCGAAGTGTAGCGCTTTCAGCAACGACACCGGTGATTTCAATCTGATCGGTATCAATGCCAAATGTATATGCTGTGCCGTGAACTGTTGCTGGAGTATCTGAAGTAGCCATATCCCTATATTGGTGTCAACCGAGGCGCTTAGGTCTCCTGCACCGCGCATACGATCCTCATCCCATCGCCTACATAATCACCCGAGTCATCGCTACCGATTGACTCGATATACCACCCGCGAAGATAGACACCTTCGTTCTGCGGAGACGGCTCAGCCCAGACAGGCGGGGGCAGTTTAAAGATTCCTTGTATTTCCCCCACCGCGACCTTGCGCTCTTCGTGTGTCTGGTGGTTGTAGTAAGCCATTCGGATCACATCGACTTCGACATTGTAGATCGGCCCCCTCGCGAGCTGCGGGCTCGCTCCACTACCCTCGGGGATAGTGACTGAAATGTAAACGGGGTGGGGCAACTCGACTTGATCGGATCCCTCGATGACGATGTCGCGGGTTGCCGGGTTGCAGGTCTTGATGATCTGAGCGACAAGCTCTTCGACTCGTAGTGTAATGGGTTGGTTATATGCCATGCTTATTCTGTTCCTTCCGTCGGTTAGAGCGTTCGATGCGTTTTGCTTCCCTTGAAATCGATTGTGCCACAGGAGAGCGTTTGTCTAAATTCTTGAGGCGATCAGACACCCCCTGCAATGCTCGCTCCACAGGGCGGAAGTCGGTCGACTTCTCGAAAGTGATACTTAGGCCGCGGCCACTCATGCGCCGGTGCCTTCAATGTTAAATTTAGCCACGCTGAGAGTGAGGCTTGGCTTGCTTGAGATTCGAGCCACGCCATCAGGCACGGTGATCGTGCTACCTTCCTTGGCGCCGGACGCTGACCAGTCGGAAAGCTTCATGGTGACGACCCCTCGGATCACAGTCCTGCGTCCGCCGCGGGCTCCGCGCTCGGTGCCTGCATCGTCAACCTCAAGGACTGCTTGATACGCGTTGCCGTTTAGAGTGACTGGATCGCCCATGCCCATAGCGAGCGATTGGATTAGTGATTTGCCGATAAAGGTGTCGAAGCTCATTGCCCTCGGATCATTGTCAAAAAAAAGCCCGCCCCCGATTGAACGGAAGCGGGCTTTAACGACATGCAACTAACAGGTCTTATGAAACAAATTACACTGTTGGGTCGTAAACTGCGTCCACGCTTAGGACAGTATCGACGCCGCTCGCATTGGTAACAAAGAGAGCGGTGATGTCGGTAGTGATTGCGGCCGGATCGGTGTCCGCCCATACCTCACCCTGCGAGGCAGGGAAGATATAGGGCGAATTCGCGTCGAGCGTAAACGTGTTGTCGGGAGCCCCCGCGCTGTTCGTCTTCACGACAATGTCCTGAGTCGCCTTGAGGGCGAAGAACTTGACTTGAGAGACGTCGAGCACGCAAGCGACTTCGAGATCGGTGGCTCCATCGGCGATTGGTTCGCTGATTACTACCTGGCCCCCTCCAGCTACGGAGAAGTCCTTCGAGTAAGCTCCTTTCGGATCGCCGGAGATTGTGGTTCGAATAGTTACGCTAGGCATAAGGCTTGGATTGCTTTCAGGTTAAGGTCGAATGACTCTTACGGACTATGAGCGGCCAGTAGGGATCAAGATGCCGCAATTCTCATTGACGATCTTCTCGTCAGTGTTGTGGCGAACGCGAACCATTTCAGAACGGATGTTCTCTTCACGGTAGGACTCTGTGACGAAGAAGCCTGGAGAGTCTTCTTCCCAAACGATTGTGCGTCCAGCGCCACCCATTTCAAGGAGACCACCAGCGACACAACCCATCCAGATATGAGTGTCAGGCCAAACCCAGCTCATGTCGGAGGAAGCGGCTTTGCCAGCCTTCTTCTTAGTGTCCTCGTAGGCCGCTTGACCGACGAGCAAGTTGATTGGCATCTGCAACATTTCAGAGAGGTAAGCCGATACTGCGCCTGCACCCATGATCTTGTTGCTGGAGTTCACACCGAACATGCGCTCGGAGAGAAGCTTGGACATGCTGATCACATCCCAAAGCTCATCGGACATTGCGATGGTGTTTGGACGTTCGCCCATTTTTACCATGCCACGCTTGGCGTTCTTGATGTCCTGAAGGAAATCAATAGTTGCCGAGTTCGCTTCGTCGTAAGCGACGACTGGATCTTGTGTCGGGAAGACATTTGTGTCCATGATCTTGTCACGAACGCGGATCTCGTGATCGAGGCGCATGGTGCGAGTCACACGTTTCAGTGCGACAGCTTCAAGCTGGTAGAAGCGAGCCTTGTCAGCTTTCTCCGTATCGTCGACAGCCTCTTCGAGACCGCGATCCTTACAGGAGAAGTTATCAGCCTCGTCTGTTCCAGTGATGCGAGGATACGCAGTGCGCGGAGCGCGAAGAGTGCCAGTGCCGTCCGTCTTGCGGAGCAGTTGGCCAGTGCGTAAGCGCAGGCGCTTGTATTCGCCCGTGCGTGTCGAGTAACCGACATAGGGTAGGAGAGCTTGACCGATGTAGCCTTCGTCGGCTGACATCGCATCTTCCACGACTGCTTGAAGGTCGGGACGGATTTCGGCGGTATTGGTATCGTAGGACATAGAATTTTTCCTTGGAGGTGAGTGCGGATGTGGAGATTAAGTGAGGAGACACTCAATCGTGTCACCATCAGCGGCGGAGGCGTCTTTGTTGACTCCGATGACGATTGCGGAACCAGCGTCAGTGCCGGAAATCTTGCCATTGTCTGCGGCGTAGATCACTGCGTTGGCTGCGATAGCTTCGTTCGCTTCGAAAGCGAACGAGCCAGTGTCATTGAGAAGGCGAACGCCAATCGTTGAGCCGCTTGCGACGGTTGCCGTGGTTACCCCGATTGCTTTGTCGGTAGCGTCTGCATAGACGACTGTGCCAGCATTGAGCTTAACGAGGCGTTGAACCACGAGCACTTCGCCCGCGATGAATGTTTGTTTACTTGAGTGGTTTTCCATGATCGTAAAAAGTTAAAATGAGATTTATGAGGCGGGCGTTAGAGTGTTTGAACTGCACCCTTAGCGCGGAAGTCGGAGTAACCGGCAGGGTCTTGAGCGATCAACTGTTGCCATGCCTGCGCACCGGCAGCCTTAGCAGAGAGGTTGGTGTTAGCGGCTTGAAGCTCTGTCGCGATAACAGCGACACGGCTTTCAAATGCGTTCACATCATCGTTCGGAAGCATGCCCGCAGCGGTGAAGTTTGTCTTGATCGGAGCGCGTCCAGCACCCGCGAGTGCCTTAACCAAACCAGCGTTGGTGGCTTCAAGCTCAGTCACCTTGGAAGCTTGGGCTTCGAGGTTGGTGATCTTCTCGTTGGTCGAAGCAAACTCAGCGTCAACGACAGCTTTCTGCTTTGCCAATTCATTGCCGCGGATGATTGCAGTCAGCTCAGTGATCTGAGAAGCCATCGCGCTCATCGCAGTTGCGGTTGCGGGGCCAGCTTCAGCAGCGACTGCTTCGCCGAGGCCTTCGCCTTCGGCAGCGCCTTCAGCTTCGCCAGTGAATTCGCCAGCTTCAGCACCATCACCACTCTCAGCGATTTCCGCTTGAGTGTTTTGCTGGATGTTGGAAAGGGCTTCTTCGCCATGAACCTCAGCAATGAATTCCTGAGCGGCTTGGAGATCAGCAAGGTCGATGCCATAAGCTTCGGCTTGCTCTTCTGTGAGCCCTGCGATTTGCAGCGCTTCCTGCTCTGCATCGTTGGACTGCTGTTGTGCGATATATTCGCCTTGTGCAGTGACCTGTGTTGTCAGCGCTTGAACGGCTGTCATGAGGTCTGCGAGAGTAGGTTCTTGGATTGGATCTGGCATCTTATGGTTTGGTTGGTTGTCAACTTGCTTTGCTGTGAAGAGACCGGTTGGATTTGCTGCTGGGTGAATGACGTAGTCGGTCGAGAGTAGAATTTCGCAACGTGCCTTGGTGCGGCCATCGACGATTTCAGGGGCGTCTGGCCCCTTGAATGAAACGCTAAGGCCGACCGTCTCAGGTTGCTCTTCTGCCGTTTCGAGGATCTGCGAAAACATCTTGTGGTTCTTCAGGAGCTTCCAGTCGGCCAATACTTGATCGTCCTTACGGCGAAAGTTCACTAGGTAGCCGCAAACAGCATCGACACCCGAACCGTGATTGATCTTCACGGGAATCTTGCCAGCCGTGTTTCCTTGCAGCTCGATCTGGTTGAGCGTCGTGTCGTCAATGTCGAGCGCGTGGCCGATGGCAGTGACGTTGCCAGTGATGACAGAGACCCCTCGGATCATTCCGTCGGTGTGATCGACCTTCGCTTTGCTAGAGTCGAGCTTAGAGTAAAATTGAATGAGATTAGTATCGTCTGCCATTTCAAAGATCGGAATGGCGTCAACCTCGCGGGCACAAAAAAGCCCCACTCGGCGAAGAATGGGGCTTTTGAAAGTGTGTGCTATCGGCGGTATCTTGATGGGTCGCGGCCAGTTGCGAGGGCTGCCTTGTAACGCTGAGCGTCGGCCGAGCTCCCTGCCTTAAACTCCGTCGGAGCCGCTTTCGGTTGCGGGCGATTGAGACGTTCACGCAACGGCTGAACGTAGGCCTTGCGCATCTTGTCTGGGTTCGTGTCCGAGGTATCGGAAAACTGCCCCATGTCGTCGCGCGGGCGTTCGAAGTTTATCAAGCCGTCGAGCCGACGACTTAGGCGGCGGACGTGTGACATTCTGTGTGATGTGAGATCCATAATAAAGATTTTAGCGGTTCAATAGACGAGCGGCGCCCATAAGGCCTTTGCGCAAGAAGCCTCCCTTGGCTTGTTGGCCTCCAACTTTCGCTAGCCGATCACGGAGACCGCGACGACCTTTGACCATGCCCTCACGGAAGCGAGTGCGCGTGTCGCTGCGGGGCGACTGCCCGGGGATCGTTGCGGGCGGGCCTGAAACTCCAGGCGCCAATGGAGCCATTGGCGCGGACGAACCGCGTGGGGTTCCTTTGAAGCGATCACGTAGGCTCCCAACACCTTCGCGCACGCCGTTTTCAAGGCTAGAGGCTTTGACCGCGCCGCTCGCACGTCCACGGGCGTATAGGCCAGCGCCGACTGCGCCAGCCGCCGCAACACCTTCCTTCATGCCGGGGCCGTCCGAGCCTTCGATGTAACGGCCGTATTCATCGCGGCCAAAGTTGATAGTCTGAAGAAGGGAAGCCATGTAGAAGCGATCGGCATCTTTGCCGTAGAATCCTTTCATCGATCCATAAACGCTACCAGCTCCAGCTCCAATAGCAGCGCCAATGAGTGCCGTCCGTCCTCTCCCTAAAGGGCGACGTGGACGCTTGAATGGAACAATCGCCGTCTTTGCTGCGCTGCGCATCGCTGATCCATTCGTGAGTGCCAGTTGACCGGACTTGCGAGCTGAGCGCTCCATAGCTACGGCCGCAACTGTGCCGGCTCCTGCTCCGATGACAGCACCCTTGCCAGTGCCTTTCGCGTCTTCCTTCAAGACGTGCTTATAGGCGTTCAGCTTCTCGCCTTTCTTCGCCGAGAAAACTCCGCCAACCGTGCGTTTCATCAGCTTGCGGTCTGGCTTTTCGCCGTCGGCAAATTCGATCGCACTAAGGCGTGAGTGAAGCGCGGTTGCTTTGCGAGCGCGGTATTGAGTTAAGTTCGTGGAATAATTCATGAGCGTGGTGGTGAGGTTGGTTGAGTTTTAAAGCCTTTTTAGGATGTCAAAATCATCATTAAATTAATGATAGACTAGGCGTGTCTAGGGAATTGGATGACGGCCTCTGGTGCCTTTGGCGTGAGGGGTTTCTTTGGTCGGCGAGCGAGTTTCTCTGCTACTGTTTCGCGACCACGGAGGATCCCTTTGCGCATTCCTTGGCGGATGGCTCTAGGAGCGACTGCACTTGAGCGAGCGAGGTATGCAGTTCCACCGAGCCCCAGTGTGGCGACTCCGATCGCGACATTGCGCACCTTGCGGATGTGCTCAACGCGCTCACTCTTCTTCTTCTCGCGACGAGTGCGAGGGCGAGAGCCCGGTGTGAAGACACGGGCGCTACGGCCACGAGCATCACGCACGTCCCATCCTGCGTCACGGCTTTCGTCCGAGTCGCGATAGGAGGAAAGTTCCGTGACGGTCTGATTGGCGGAGAAGATTGGAAGGTTCTGCCCGTGGATCTCATTGATCTTCTTTATGATCCGAGTGTTGGCCCCTGCCTTGATTTGATACCCCGTTCGAGCCATCTGTCTCGATCCATACATAGTCCCTCCGAGCGCCGCCGTTGCGAGTCCGTTCTTGAACCAGCTCTTCTCGTAGAAGCGCTTCTTCTTTGGATCGCGAGGCCGACGGCTCACCATATCGTCGAGGTCTTTGCCTACCCCGCCAGCACGTCCAGCCCACTTGCGAGTCGTCTGAGCTTTGCGCATCGTGGACTTCAAGCTGAGCGAACCCGCAAATTGATTGTCGTATTCTGGGTTGGGCAAATTGAAGTTGATGACGCCGCGATTGCGCTGAGTGAATAGCTCGCCCTGCTTAGGCTTCTTAGACTTCTTCGGCTTCTTGATCGCGTCAGGGGATCCACCGACTCCGCCATTCATGACGGGGCGCTTACGCTTAGGTGGAGTCTTAATGAAGTCGTTATTGGCGACCTTCTTCTTGGCGACTTTCTTCGCGGTCTTCTTCGCGGTCTTCTTCGCTGCCTTCTTGGCAACTTTCGCTGGGGGAGCCTTCACCGCTTTCTTCTTGGCAACCTTCGCGACTGTCGCTTTCGCTGCCTTATTGGCCGTAGCCTTCTCGGCGGCTCTTGCTGTCTTACGAGCGGCTGCGTCGGCGACCTTCTGGTTTGCCTTAGCGGTTGCCTTGGCGGTGCGGGAAGCCGCAATTGCCGCGACACGTCCCGCCTTGACCTTAGCTGGCTCGAAGATCGTTCCAGCCGCCCAGTGCAACCCTTTCTGGAAGGGCACTTTAGGCCGACCCATCGAAAGTAGAGCCATGCCAGTCCCCGCAGCCAGCCCAGCACCGATGATCGATGGTAGAGCCTTCCGAGCTGGGTGGCGGTTGTCTTCGAATCTGCGTGTCTTCGGGTTCATCCCGGTGGTGCCGTCCCATTCGCCATTCGCGCGGAATTCAATGAGCGGGCGACGAGCATCGAACAACATTACGCGGCCACGAGTCACGGCACGCACGGCGCGATTGGCGAGCTTGCCGGTTGCCCAGTTTTTCGGGTTGGCCGAGGCCTTGATGCGCTTCTTGGCAAGGTAAGTCTTTACCGTCGCGCGCTGCGTTGCTTTATCGACCCGTCGCGCAACGTTTTTTGCGTGCCGCGAGGTCTCCTTGGCGTTCTTTAAAATTGGTTCCACATCGGCGTGCATCTTATCGAGCACTCGGTCGGTGTTGGCCGCGGTCTTCGTTGCGTTGCGTGCGGCTCGCATTCCGTAAATAGAGCTGCCGACACCACCGATGAGGGCGGCGCTACCAGCTACGGTTTTAATCCGATCCCAATTGCGCTCACCCTTTTTTGTGGCTGGATCGAATGACGCATTAAAGTTGTGTGAGCGGCGCTTCTTTTTGTCCTGCTGATTACCAGCGGCCACGCCCGCTCCGCCTGCAACCACCAATGCGGGTGCGGCTAATGCTTTACGTGCATAGGTCTTTGCGGCCCCGCTCTTGTCAGCAACGGCACGGCGCAAGTATTTCGCCTCGTTGGGAGTGAAGTCTGACTTGGCGATGGACTTCAATGAGTTTCCGTAGCTCTTGCCGTGAGTGCTCATTGCGTCCTGCTGACGGCGCTGGACACCCTTGCGGCCTTCGTTCCAATCCTTGAATTTCTTGTTTCGGTTCGGGTATTTTACGCCGTTCTTCTTGAGGTTGTTTTTGATGCCGCTGCCGACCTCCCAATCCCAATGATCTTGAGCGATCTTATCGCCATGCAAGAAGCGCTGAGCGTGTGAACCCTTGAAGTGCTCTGCTCCTGCTTTATCGCCCTTGAGCTTGCGCCCCAGGAAGCTCTTACCCTTGGCTGCATTGCGAACGGTGCGACTGCTCGCTCCAGCCCACGCTTTGCCGATCGGATGATTTGCTAGGTTCTTGGATGACTTCATGTAGTCGCCCATGAATAGCGCGGATTCCTTCGTGCTCGGGGTCTTCCTGTTACCATAGCCCATCTTCTTTGCGGTCTTCGGCATGTTGCGAGCAACAGCGCGACGGCCTGCAATTCGCAGCATTGGGATCGCTGCGGGCAATGCCGTGACTCCTGTTAGTAGGGCAGCACCGCCCGCGAGTTTAAGCGCGAGCCCGGACTTCTTTTTCTTCTTATCTTCGGCGAATTGGATGAGTGGGCGATTCATAGTAAGGTTGGTGACGTCAAAATGTGAGGCTGAGTAATCGCGGATCACCTTCACATTGGCACCACGAGGGATGCCCGCTGGAGTGAACCCTCGATGAGTGATGGTGGCTTGCTTGCCGGTGGCGCCTTTCACGGTATGGGGCGAGCCCTGCACCTTGAAGGTTTTGCCGCTAGGAGTCTTTGCGGTGTAGATGCCCTTTTTCTTACCTAAAGAAGACCCGACAATAGGGAACTCTCGGTCGTGGATCGGCTTACGTTTGAAGCTTCCGCCTTGCGTGCGAATGACCGTGCCCTCGTAGCCGTGCTTTAGGGCGCGGTTGTGTAGGCGGTCTAGGTGCTTTTGGTTTTGGGCAGTGTGCTCCGGAATCGGACTCACTGACCCACGGGAGGTTTTTACCCCATTGTCGGGAAAGAGACGCAAGCGCAGTGGCTTGCCTTGGCGCATGTCGCTCACTTGGTTGCCCAGCGCGCGGCCTTTGCCGTGTTTGTAGAGTTCCCCGCGCAAAACAGCATCGGGGTTCTTCTTGAAAGTTTTCTTGAGCGAGCGCTCGATACGGTGCTGGCCGGTTACTGCCTTGCCGCTCTTGGTCTTGAGGCCGTGCTTGTTGGCTTCGACGAATACGCCATCGAGCTTCGGGCTGACCTGTGCGGGGAATTGCATGGCTTGGCCTTCACGGTATTCCTTGAGCCCTGACTTGAATTCAGTGACGCGGCGTAGTGCGCTCATGCCGACCCAACTATTCTTCTTGTAGATCCGCTTGGCCTCATCGATGCCGAGAGGGTTGCGCGCCCCCGATGATGCAACATGGAAGCTAGGATTAAGCATGTGTTTCCCATTACCTCGGTTGAGTGGGTTCTGTTGCATGTCCCTCTTATTTCCGTCATAGACCCTCTTTAGTGTGGGCTTATCGAGATTCATCTTAAACCCCATCTTGGCTTTGCGGGTTTCTGCCTGTCTGACTTGAACGCGAAAGCTCTTGCCCGCCGAAAAGCCAGGATTAGCGGCGCGCTCCATCCCGACTGCATGGCTCCATGCGTTCTTCTTGTATGTCCGGTAGTTGGGCTTTTGAGCTTTCCCGTATTCACGCCGGTCGGCCTTCGTGGTGCCTGCCTTCTTCATGATGCGGAAGCCGTTGTGGTTCGCCTCGCGCTCCTTGGCTAACTTCTTTTTGAGGACTCCCTTCAAAATTGTGCGATCTTCCTTTTGGCGGTATAGCCCCGGATAGTGGTTCTCTGCTGCCTCGTGAAAGTTGTCATCATACCCGCTATTACGTCGGACGTGCCCAGCGCGTCGGTGTCCCGATTCGTGGATGAGGTCGTGGAATGGCTTGCGGTTAGATCCTCGCTCGATGCTGATATTACCATCGGATCTTAGCGATGAAGGTTCGCCCTTCACTCGACTGATCTTTGCGCCCGATTGCTTCACACTGCGAAGGATGCTCTTGGCCGCTCCGAGTCGCATGAATTCAGTGATATTGTGGAGTGCCGCAAAATCATTGAAGCGGGTATAGCTACGCTTCCGGAATCCGCCACGAACAAGGGCAGTGCGCTCGCGGATTTGCTGGGCCGGGAAGTTGCGCATCGTAATTTCCTGCTCTGCCCCGAGAGCTCGATTCATGGTATAGGCCTTGCTGGTTGAAATCATCTTCTTCAATCGGGATAGAGGGTAAACCGCCTTGCCTTGGTATTTCATCCCAGCGTGCGATGCTGTTCCGTTCGGCCGTGTTGTTGTCGAGACGTAATTACCCGATGACACTACAGCGTGCTCCTTGGCGCTCGCTCCCGTGTTTAAGCCGCCCTGCGCCCATCGCTGGGTAACTGCCTTTTTGGTGTTTGCGTGGCGAGTGACTACAACCGACGGCTTCCCGTTCTTATTAACGAAGCGGGGTAGTGATTCTATTTTATTCGATCGCCCGCGCGTAGGGTAACCGAGAGCGTTCATAGCGCCTTTTTTTGCGGCAACCTTTGTCATCCTGCGACTGTCGACGGTGTGCGCTCCAGGGTTCTTCATCGCGCTGTCCACGCTATTTTTGATGAAGCCCTGCTTGAACTTACGGCGGACACTCTTGCGAGCCGCGATGCTAAGTGGGCGCATTGCCAATTCAATGGCATCTTGTTCCATCGCGAAACGAACAGGCGCCATCTTGCGGCCTGAGCGCACCCACTTCTTAAATTGATCGACCCCCATTGTAGCGGCGGATCCCATGCCCTTCCAGCCAGCCGCGTAGGCCTGCTTGTAAGCGCGGATCGCCTCATCCTTGGTAAAGAAGCCGAGCATACATTTATGCTCGTCGAACTCGCGTGTCTTCGGATCCACCTGATTGATGATCGTGACCAGCTCGCTGCGACTGTGCGGCCCCATGAATACATCGATGTGATCGCCATCCTTACCCATCGTGCCACGGATATAACCGTAGTCGTAAGGCATGATAGACGACCACGCTTTGCCCGTCTTATCCTTCCCTCGGCGCGCGCTGCCTGCTGGGTTCTCGATCGAGATCGGGAGCCCCTGCCAGCGGACTTTCTTCATGCGGTAATTGCCCGCGCGTTTACGTGCTTGAGAGGGATTCGGGTCGGTGTGATTCATTCCTGGGTCGTGGCCTAATACCACCAGCTCCATGCAGTTGCGGTCAGCGGAATCGCGAACCACGCCAGCAAGGTGAGAGTGAGTAGTGAGAGCAGGAGGTTAATCCTCGCTTGGATCGGGCTGGCTTGCGGGCGATTCTGCATCCGCTCCAGTAGTTCCGCTGCTCTTGGCAGGTTTCCCGCTAGGAGTGCTTCGCGCACCTGTTCCTTTGCTCGTTCGTCTTGGCTTTGGTTTTCTGACATATCGTTTGTTAGTTGCTGGGCCTAAGACCCATTGGTTGCCGTTCTTCTGAACGTGGTGGTAGAGTGACTCGCCTTCGGGGCTCTCTGCGGGAACGAGCGCGAGCTGGTTCGGCGCGAGTTCGACGGGGCCGAGTGCCCCGTAACCTTCCGGCATTTCAAGATCGCGGCGTGTTGGGAGTCCGAAGACTAGGTTTGAATCGTTCATGATTGGTTCGGTTGGATTTGCGGAGTGGGGGCGGTTGGCACATCAGCATCGCCTTGCTTGGGGACGATGATCTCAGCCTTGCCGCGAGGCATTTGGTAAGTGTAAACGAGTAGCTCGATTGCTTCTTCGCGCGGTAGTGCGCCCTCGGCCACGTTGTTGATCAGCTCAAGGATCTGCTTTGCGACCTTATCTCCAGCTTGCTGGATCGTCGGCTTGAGTTTCGGCTCTGGATTCTGAGCGGCGGCGAGATCAGCAAAGAGGCTCGTGCCGTTCTGGAATTCGGGTGACAGCATTTCAACTGGCACTTGATACTTGATCGCTGCTGCATGGAGCTTGCCGATCTCCTTAGCGCGAGCATCCACCAGCTCGTCGTAGTCGTAGCCTTGTGCGGCTGCGAGCTTAGCGGCGCTGGTCAGGTTGTAGCGCAGAAGTGTGATGTCGGCATTCGTTTGGTAACCGAGATCCGCGGTGATGTGTGGGCCGAATGTCCATGAGCCATTGCTCATGTCCGGGGCAGGGGGGAGGTGCCCCAATTGCACGGCCTTGAAGAACACCATATCGCGAAGCGGGTTGAGCACCGCACGGCGTAGAAGGTTCTGCCAATTATTGATCTTGCGTTGAATCTGGTGCGCTTCGAGTCGTGACGACGCTCCGCCAAATCCGCGCATATCGAAGAAGCCGAACGGTAGGTCGACGCCCATTGCAATGTCGCGAATGGTGGCATCGATCAAAGCGATGAATGCCCCAGAAGGGCGGTTCGATGGTGGGAAGGCTTCGACCGATTCACCTGAGCTCAAGCGCAGCAATTTGTTCGCTTGAACCTCTTGGGTTGGTGTGCCTTCGGCTGTGACGCCGTCGAATTCAGCAGCGCCTGGGCCGCGAGCATCTTTCTCGTAAACGATACCAGCATAACTGGATGCCCACTTGGCCGCGCCGCGCTCCATCGAGAAAGACTCGTAAAGGTCATTGGCTTGATCGAGCACACGGCAGAACATTGTTACGCCGCGCAACTGATCGGAGGTTTCGAGGCTCATCAATGGGAGCATCTGCTCGGCAGGAATTAGCCCATCCTTGTTGGCCGAATACATTCCGTTCTTGTCGCGATCGAATACCTCATACGCGAGCGGGCGCCCTGCGTCATCGATGTGAACGCCAGAAATCTTGTGGGGATCAATATCGCCGCCCGCTCTGTCGGGGTGTCCGACTCGATCACTCTCAATACACTGAAGTTCGTAGCCGTCTTCAGTGTGGACTGGGTGGATAAAGAAATCGCCATCAACGAGCATCTGAATGAATGCCACTCGAAGGAGTCCCGCGAGGTCGGTGCGGCCTGTCATGTCGGCGCTGTGAGTCGCCCACTTCTTCCAGTATGCCTCGTAGAGCGTATCAAGCTCATCGTCGCCCGTGTTGGATTGATACATGACTTGCGGCACCACGTAGTCAGCGAGCCGATTCACCACGCACGAGATCACCGGCATATTGCGGTATGCCTTGCGAGCATCCCAGATTAGCTTAACGCGATCGCGCTGGCTAGCTGGGCTCTGTGTCGTCGCATTCTGACTGCGACCACCGGATCCCTGGCGGCGTGTGCCGGGGTTCGCTGCACGCCATTGGAATTCGAGCATCGAGTGGCGCGCCTGCATTCGGGTCATGGCCTTCTCAGGGGAGACCACTGTGAGGGCGCGTTCGAAGCGAGTCGGCGCAAGCGCCTGCACCTTTTGTTTGAGTGAAATGCTCATCGGAATTGGGAGAAGTCTGCTACACCGTGACGCGGCGTGTTCTTAGTTGAGCGCTCGCGCTGAATCTGCACGGCGGCGGATAGTCGGGAGCGATCCTCAACGGTAGAGCGAGTATAGCCGCGCTGGCCTTCGCTCTGAGTTACATACGGGTTCGCAATCCGTTCCTTCAATAGTGTGATCTCAGACGCCAGATCGACGTCCGAGTAACTATCATAAATTTCTACCCAATCTGATTTCGCTCCCATACGGTTGACGGGTATTCGTCAACCTCGGCGAGCTACGCAGTGATGATGCGCTTGGCTTGCTGGCCGAATGGAGTGGCCGCCCGCTTGGGCTTTTTGGGCGCCGTAACCTCTTCGGTGATTGCGACCGAGGCATCGATGGCGCGTTGGCGTTGGTTGCGGCGCTCATTCGCGCGGTCTTGATCGGCTTGGCCGTCTTGCACCCATGAGTCGGGCGATCTGTATATCCTCTCCCTCTGCGCACCGTTGCCGTAGAAATCGTTGGCGCTGCGTTGGCGCGATGGCTCTGGGTTGGTTAATTCAATCGATACCGAGTTGGCATAATAGCGGGGGAGCCGACTTGTCCGCGCGCTTATGTTTTCGACGGCACCGCCTCGAACCTTGAACGTCGCGACACGACCCATCCCTTCGTGAAAGCTTTGTGTTACTTCCTCTACAACTCCGCAAAAGTGCTGGCCGTCCCTCCCGTGCCCATAGGAATAGGAGACATTGATCACTTGGCCTACTTCGCTCATGACATTGCGCCCCTCGGACTCGTCGCTGAAATGAACGTCGAACGTGCCAGTGTGATCCATCGATGGCGGCACCTCTGCCACTGGCGGAGTCCAATCGTCCCATACTTCAATCGGTGGATCGATATTGATCAGCTCGGCGATCTCCCGCCCCGCAGCGATGGGATAACCCGGCACTGGGCTTCCTTGAGCCGTAAGTGTAACGATGGTGCCTCGGCGCGCATGGTCTCGATCAAGTTGAACCGAACTAACCACGCCGCGAAACATACGTCGCGCCGCGATGTCATCGAAGGTGACTTCCTCTCCGCGGCGGTATTCCCATCGGCGCGCATGGGGGCGATCTTCATCAGTGTAGAACGCCGTGAACCTTGCGGTATGCGTGAACCCTTCATCATTGTTTGCCATGACTGAAATTCAACCGTGGCAAAATAAACTCTCAAGAGCCCGCCGTGAGCTATTTCAGCTAGGCGAAAAGGCGATCGATGAACTTCTGGAGCTGCTGGAAATCCAGTTGCATCTGCTCGCGGACTTCAACTGGCCATGTGTCGATCGCGCCGTGCTTATCTTCGGCGTCCTCTGTCCATCGAGTGAGCTTTAGCAGGGTAACGGAATGCGGCTCGGTGCCGCGCTCATCGTGGTTCTTTTTAATCAGAGCCTTCTCACGTTCGATGTCGGCATGAGTCGTCACTTGGCCGCGCTTGATAGAGACTTCCAACTCGCGGCTACTAAGGCCGCGAGCGGAAGCCGTGTTTATCCAGTCACGGCGATCATCCTCGGTCTTAACCTTTGCGGCTATGATCTTGTGGTGAGTGAAATCAAGGTCGTCGTTGCGCAGCGACAACGGAATGTTTTTTGCTACGCTGGCAATATCTCGGAGCGACTGATAGCTCATGCCCGTGAGCACGATCCAATCGTTATACTTACTGCCGTGCTCGTGCTCGGCGAAGTTGATCAAATCCCCGAGGCAGAATTGAGCACTTCGAGCCATGCGGCCGATCTTGCCAATGGCTGCTTTCAGCGCTTCGAAGTCCGGGCGGACTGAGTTATCAAAAATGACGCCAGTAGAAGTAAGTTCCATGCCGGTTGTCAGTGAATCGTGAGTGTTAGCTAGTTGCATGGTTGTGCTCATCGGTCAACTGGACAACTGGCTCAAGCTTCGGATCCTAGCCTTCCGATACGTCTCACACTGCGCCATTGAGCGCATGAACTGACTGGGTCGAATCTTGATCAACTTTGCCAGCTTCTTGCAGCGTTTCGATACTGCGGCGCGCTCGATCCCGTAGTTGCGAGCGATGGCCGCTTGGGACGGGGACTTCAGCCCTCCAAAGCCAGCCACGAGGCGAAAGCACTCCGCTTCGAGCCGCGCGTTGGGAGCCGCTAGAATGATGTCGAGGATTAGGCGTAATGCGTGCCAAGCTCGATCCTCTTCGATCGTCCTTTTGTCGAGCCCATTCGATTGCCCTTCGGGGGACTTTAAACACATGAGCCGACTAGGCTTCATCCCCAGCTCTTTAGGCAGCCGAGTGCAGACTCTCGAAATGGTGCCGATCGCTAAACCGTGCTTGCTTGCGATGGAGGCTTTAGTGATTCCATCGAACTTCCCGAAACCACTACAGACACGAAAGCACTCAGCCGCCAAGCGCGCATTCCGAGCCTTGATGATCATGCCGATCGCCTGGCGAATAACAGACCAAGCCAGCTCTCCCTCCTGCGACTTTGGCGCTTCCTGTTGGGCGATCGGTAACTCGTCGACTGGAGTGCCCGTATGGGTTTGATAGTCGTCGCCCTTCGCCGTGATGCCCTTCGAGTGGGCGTCTCGCTTCTCATCCAACGATAACCGATTCCAAGATGCGCGGGGGATGACGTGGAGCTTTTGAGCCTTGTATTTATCTAGGTCTCGCTTCGAGAGGCCAATGAGGAAGCGAGCCATTTCTAGGCCCGACTGTATATCCCTTTCTGCGTCTCGTTTATGCCCTCCCACGGGCATGAATTTTTACAGTCGGAATTTCGTGTCAAGGGGGAGGCGTGAGCGAATGTGACTATCCGAGATTCGGTGACTCAACGAGCCCCGCGATCATGGATAGAACGATAATCATACGGGTGGTGGATCCAAAGTGGTCGTCATGTCTCATCTGGTGCCAATTGATCGTCTGCACTCCGAACCGATCATGGTTCTCAACGCGGCGGTATGCGGTCACCTGAAGCTTGTAGTCGTGCAGTTCAAAGGCATCGACTCCGCGAGGGTTCTCCGCCGACTTCGCTTTCGGGATCAACCACTGAGCCGACAGGCCGCGCATAAGCAGCTCTTGGCGCTCAAGCATGATGCTCTTCTTGAATAGATAGAGCTTGATCGGGTTACTGGCTTGATAGCGGTTCGTGCCGTAGAAGGTCTCAAGGAAGCTGATCTGATACGGCATTCGAACGCCGTCGATATTGTAGGCGTCTCCCTTATCGCCCATCATCGCTTTCCAGTTGTAAGAGCCGTCGGCCATGAGTCCGCTTTCGACGATATACTCGGCAACCTCTTCTGGGGCGAAACGCGCATCGATGCCGAACTGCGACGGCGGCACATCGTATTGACTTTGTAGGCCGCGCAGCTCGGATGCTGTCCACGCTTTGCCCCACGCAACAAGACGACTGCCGCCGCCTGGGATCACGTCGCGAATCTCCCACATGAAATGTCGGCCGCCCTTGGCCTGCACGTCGGCGGTCATGAATCGCCGCGGCTTGGCATGTTCGCGCGGATCGGTCAGGTGCCGTCGCATGGCTGCCTCGAATGGTTCCCACGGCGCCCGCGGATCGTAGGCCACTTCGCGTTGATCGATAAAGCCGTCATCATGCTTGAACTTGAGTTTGTCCTCCCACGGCTGGCCGAGCGTCTCGTTAATGAAGTCCTTGTATGGCTCGTGCTCGCCGATCTCCAGCGCCGCGGTCGCCTTGATAAAGTCCTCAACCATTTCAGTCCACTTCGTCCACCACGGAAGAATAGCGTTCCAGCAATACGATGTGCGGTGCTTCGGGGCCTTATTGTTATGGATGACCCACTCTCCTTGACTCTGAAAGGCCTTGCGGTCGGTCGCGGTATCTTCCCATCGGTGATCGCACTCAGGGTTACGGCAGTCGTAGCGGATCGTGCGGAAGACCTCTTCGAAGTCCCACTCGCCAGACGGGCAAGTTGTCTCGTTACGATCCCAAGTGATTCCACCCTTGGTATCCTCGCGACCGAATTCCACCGGCTGCGAATCCTTGCAGCACGGGCAAGTCACATAATACAAATTTTGAGTTCCCGACTTATAACCACGGTGCAGGTGATCTTCCTCCATGTCTGGAGTGGAGATAATGACTCGCTTATAATTCGGATAGGAGCGCGTGCGCTTGCTGAACATTTCCAGCGCTCCCTTTGGCCATGAGCGAACCTCATCCCCGAACGTGTAACGGTAGGGCGTTTGTTGAAGGGTATTCTCATTGTTGGCCGAGCCGATAATGAGCTGCGCACCGGGAAAATAGACCTCCAGTGTGTTCTTTGAGCCGCGCTCTGTCGGCAGCGCATCTTTCACCGGCTGGCACTTATCGACCATCGGCCACAAGCGACCTTTCGCAAACTTCTTGGCTTCCTGCTCATTCGAGGTTGCCCATAGCGTCGGCCCCGGATCCATCGCGATGATGTAAAGTAGCATCACCATCACCAGCACGGTCTTGCCAGACTGGGCACTACACATGCAGTAGATTTCGTGAACCTCTGGATTCTGGAAATCTTCGAGTATTTTACGCAGCCAAATAGCGTCCTCGGAATCCCAAGGCGTGCCCTGCGGCGTGTTGGGCATACGGATATACTTCTCCGCCCACTTCCAAATTACGACCTTGGCAGGAGGGGAAATAGCTTCTCGCAGATTCTCTTCCAGAATTCCCGACTGTCCCCTTCGTTTTTTTTTTGATCAGGGATCGCCACGTTCTCCAATAGCTCGCGCATACGAGCATTGAGAATGTTCTCGATCTTCCCTTGATCCTGCCCAGACAGGCGCTCGGAGTTGCGCTGCCCGAAGGTCAGGCACTCTTGCTTGATGTCGCCAAGGATCGCCCCGACCACTTCAATCACTTCATTGAAATTCGCGGAGTCGCCGAGCATACGCTTCAGCTTCTCTTCCTTTAATCGAGCGTCGGCTTCAGCGCTACGGGCACGCGCATTCTTGCCGTCCTCGGTGGTGTCCTTGAAGTCTTTGCCCTCGGCGGTGATCCATTTTAGCCACGAGGGCACATGGAACTGCTTCGTGTCGTCGCGCCCCGGATTGCCAACCTGCTTGCTCCATGTCTGGATGGATCCCAAGTCACGCGAGAGCCGTGCCGCCAGACTGCGCATCGTCGGCGCATGATCGGCCGTTGCTGCCACTCGGCCACTACCGAAAGGTCGGCCGCCCTGTGATTTCTCGGCGACCTTCTTCGCCACTTTTTTGGCTGCGACTTTCTTGGCCGCGCGCTTCTTGACGGCCTTCTTGGCTGCCTTCTTCACGGGCTTGGCCGCGCGCTTCAACGGCTTAGAGGCAACCTTCTTAGCTGCCTTCTTAGTCGCTTTCTTAGCGGGTGTTTCCTTCGGAGTTCGCTTCGTAGCCACCTTTTTCTTAGCGGTGGTCTTCTTGGCGGCGGGTGTAGTTGCATTCTTTTTTGCCATCGGGTTCTGCCGATCGTCAACCCGCTATCATTAATTTAATGATAGCCCATTCCTTATTTTCTACTATCCGTGCCTATAAGGTAACCATGAATAATAAAAACAAAAAACCAACCAACCTACCAACGCCGGAAGCTCTTGCGGCTCTAAAGAATATCTGCGATGCCGCCAGTGGATCTTGCAGCGGGGAGCGCATCGGCGACTTCAATTTCAGCGACCCCGAATGCTACGGCGGCGAGATCGCCCGTGACGATTGGCCGAAGGGATTAGCCGCATTTCTCGACGGGTGCGATTGGGAGCTCAGCGCGAGCGAGCACAATCTGATCCTCAGCACACTAGAGAAGCACTGGGAAATGCCGCGGGAGTGGGGCGTGAACATTTGGCCGAAAGAGCGCTCCATTGATGCAGCTCCGGTTGATGATCCAGATACCCAGGAGCGGTAGATCGTGCAGCGGGTAGATCGTGCAGCGGTTAAAAAAAAGCAAAAAAAAATCAAA